GTCTCCTTCTCGTTTGGGGTTCTGACACAATCACGTAAAACCACGTGTTAGCATCCTAACCGCTGAAGTGAGACCGGCTCACTTCATAGCATCTCGTTGGTGGGTATGCTGGCCAACCGGCCCCGCCGGCCGCAACGTGGGCCAACGGGTGCGACGCGGGGCGGGAACGGGCGGGCCGCGACCAACGCGAGTCGACGAATGCCATTGGAATGGCTCGTGCCGTGGTCACCATTCGTCTTTGAGAATTCGCCGCCGGTCCGCTTGATGTTTTTGCGCCCGCACTGCTCATGAAGTGTAGCGCGGTGCCCGTCGGCGCGCGACGGGCCGCGATGCGACGAAACATAGGAGAACCAACGATGCGCTACCGGATTGAGATCTGCCAGGATTTGATGCACGTCCTCGACGAGAACGGGAACGGATACGACGCCCACGTTCTGGTTGATCGGCAAGCGGCCCGCGACGCCATGAAGATGTGGGCGACCCGCTACCGCCCCAACAATCTGGACGACGCCCGGCGCGAGATGGAGGCGTATTTCGATTCCGCCGGCTAGGCGCGACCGGATCATCGAACCTCCTCAACCCCGGTCTCGGCCGGGGTTTTCTCGTGGCCCTCGGGCGCGACGTACCGCACCGGTTTGCCGCACTCGCCGGCGATCCGAATCTCGGCTTGGACGCCAGCGCTCTCCCGCCAACCATCGAGCGTCAGCACGAGCACCTCGTCGCAGCGTTCTAGCTGCTGCCGGTCGAATGGTTCCCAATACCGCCAGTCGGTCGGTAGGCCATAGGTGCAGATGCAATGGCCGTGCGCGATGGGCGAGAACACCGCGCGACCCAAACGCATGAGCTTCGCCGCCGCGCGGCACGCCTCGCGGAAACGGAACTCGCGCACCGCCGGGTCGGAATGTGAATACGGACTGGCGAGATAAATCATGCGACGGCCTCCTGCGCGGAGATACGTTCCGCCTTCCGCCCGGTGAACTGTTCCCACCGCTGCACGATCACGTCGGCGTAGAGACAATCGAGTTCCATCAGAAACGCATGCCGCCCCGTTTGCTCGGCGGCAATCAACGTGCTGCCGCTGCCGCCAAACAGATCGATCACGTTCTCGCCGGCCCGTGACGAATACTGCATCGCGCGCACCGCAAGTTCGACCGGCTTCTCCGTCAAGTGAACCATCTTCTGCGACGGCACCTTCGTGACATCCCATACGTCGGTCACGTTGTTCGGGCCAAGGTAGGTGTGCGCCATGCCCTCGCGCCAACCGTAGAAGCACCATTCGTGCTTCAGCATGAAGTCCTTCCGGCACAACACCGGCTGGTTCTTCACCCAGATCAGTTGCTGGTGCCAGAACAGCCCGGCACGCTCCAGCGCCGGCGGATAGTTGCCGAGGTTCGACCACCCGCCCCAGATGTAAAACGCGCGGCCCGGCTGAAGCACGCGGGCCAGGTTGCCGAACCAGGCATCCAGCATCGCTTCAAACGCTTCATCGCTCACGAAGTCGTTCGCCAACGGCCGATCCTTCGGTCGCAGCTTCGCCGTGGTTCGTTTCGCTTTCTTGGCGTCGCGAGCCAGATCGAACCCTTGATGGTTCGGAACCAGCGCCTGCTGCGTCGGCGCGGCGAGGCCTCGGCTACCATTGGCGATGGCGTTATTACTGCGCGGCTCGACGCGAACGTTGTACGGCGGATCAGTGTTCACCAGATGAACCACCGCACCGTCGAGCAATCGGTCCACGTCCTCTGGCTTGCTGCTGTCGCCACATAGCAGGCGATGATTGCCGAGAATCCATAAGTCGCCCGGCTGCGTGATCGCCGCGTCGGGCGGCGCGGGCACGTCATCGGGGTCGGTAAGGCCTTCTTGCAATTCGCCGCCGAGCAGTTTGGCGAGCTCGTCCTGGTCGAACCCCAGCAGGCCGAGGTCGTAGTTGGCCGATTGCAACTCGCCCAGTTCGATCGGCAGCAGATCGTAGTTCCATTCCGCGAGCGACGCGGTCTGGTTGTCGGCAATGCGGTACGCCTTGATCTGGTCGGGCGTGAGGTCTTTGGCGACGTGAACCGGCACCTTTTCGAGGCCCAGTTTCATCGCCGCCTTGTAGCGGGTGTGCCCGCAGATGATCACGCCTTCGCAATCGACCACGATGGGCTGGCGGAAGCCGAACTCGCGGAGCGACGCCACCACGGCATCCACCGCGTCGTCATTGACGCGCGGGTTGTTGGGGTACGGTTTGATTTCCGACAGCGGGCGAAGGTCGATCTTCATGGCGGCATCCTTGACGAAAGGGATTGAAAGAAAACAGCAGGCACAGGATCACGGCGAACCAGACGAGGTTCCAAAAGAAGCTCTCTAAACCCCGCGCGGCGGGAACGACGACTTCGTTCCAGTACCGCACGCGGTCGCGTTCTCGGTTTGGCGATTCGGACATAGGTTTTCTCCTGGGGACGTTCGGACCACGAAAACAAACTCTGCTTGATATGGCGGCTGTTCCCGCGTGCCTCTCCTGAGGATTGCCGTCGGGAAGGAACCATAAACCGGCTGGCCGCTGGTCTTTAGCTCTGCCAAAGTGGCAGGCGTCGCGTGGGCCACCGTGCGGCCACGTGTCGCGCCGAGCGGCGCATGGGGATCGTTGCGGCCGAGACGTCCAGCGACGCCAACGTGGGCCAACCGTGGCGAACAGGCCGCCACCGTCGCCATGCACGGGACGGGCTTCTTTCTTCTTTCACCCCTATCACGCGCGCACGCACGTAGGCGCGTGCGGGTGGGGGTATGAGTGAAACGTAGAAAGAAGAGAGAGAGTAGTTGTTTTTCATGTAGTTCTTGGCTCATCTTCTTTCACCCTTCTTTCACCTTGGTTCACCCTCTTTCACCGCCGGCACGTCGATTCGGCCGCGCTTCTTTCACCTCGCGGCCCCTGTTCACCCGGCACTTTCACCCCCTGTGGTTTCACCTGTCAGCCGATACGCGCGCTGCGGACGGCCATCGGTTGACTGGGTTGTGGTCTGCACGTCGCCCTGCTGTTCAAGCGTGTTGATCAACTCCTGAAACGTCTTGGCGTCAATCTTCATTCGCTTGAGCAGCACGCTATGCGCGAGCTGTCGGTCGGGGGCCTCGCGGAGCTTGCGCAGCAACCGCAGGCACTCGGCATGGAATGGGTTTTCCGCCACATGGTTGTGCGCCATGAACAGCATTCGCCGCGTCTGGTGGAGGATGAACTCGGTCGCCCAGCGCACCGCCGCCGCGTCGATGGTGGGCGTCTCGTGGTTGACGCTTACCGCATAGAGCAACGCCAGCTTGCGAATCTGCTCGGGCACTCGCCCCCAGACCGTTGTGCCGACCGGATCACCGCGGGCCTCGGCGCTGGCGTATTCCGCCTCCGACGCTTGGCGAGCGTCGGTCAGCAGCACGCGAGCGTCTGGCTGGGCCTCGACAATGTGAGGCAATGGGTGGAATCGCTCGAGGTTGCCGGTGCCGGGACAGAAGTCGGCCCACCACTGCGCGGTCTCCACCACGCGCGGCGGCGGGTTAATGATCCCCGGCTCCTGACCGACGCTACGTGGCCCACTTTCCACGATGAGCATGCGGGCGAAGAAGCCATTGGTTAACATTCGCTCAGACAGCGCGCCGTAGTAATGCGTCGGGATCGCCGTGCCGTAGACCACCAGACAGGGCTGATCGATCACGCCCGGCGATTCCTTGCCGGCCTTCCGCCGCATCGGGAAGATGCTGTTTGCCGCCGAGTACATGGTCAGCAACGTGCCTAGAATGTTCTCGTGGCGCGCGTCCTGCGACTTGTTGATCGATTGCAGCAGTCCATCGATCTCGTCGGTCTGGAACAGCATTGCCGGCGTGCGAAACAGCGAGTCCTGAATGCCTTCGCCCGAGGCGAATTTCTCCCCCAGCGCATCGACCAGGCCGACGCGATGCAAAACGAACGTGTTCACCTTCCGAGGCCAGTCCTTGCCGACCGAGGAATACGCCAGCGCCAGCAGGTAGAGATTCGTGCGGTTGTCGGCCGAATCACGCACCTTTCGGCCGGCGAGCATGGCCTGCAGCGCGAGCGCCCCGCAGAACGCCAACGCCGCATTGGGATAAGGAGCAGTGGCCAGGCAATGATCCATCACCTCCGACACGAAGCCCGGCACGCGAAACATCTCTGCCGGCAGCGGACCAGGGTCGGGAAAGGCCGGCGGTGCTGTCGGTGGGGAGTGACCGCACGGCATGATCCGCGACAGATCCACGTCGCCTTCGGCTTGCTCGTCGCCATACCCCTGCGCTCGCAGCGCAGCGGCGGCCGCCGCAAAGTCGCCCCCGTGTTCGAGCAGCGCGAACACCGTGAACGGCGCATAGGCGCGATCCGGCTCGAAGGGGGCGGCGTTGCTTGAGAACACGTACAGCACGCCGTCTTTGAGCGTTGCGCTCCAGCCCTGTTCCTTGCCTGGGCGACGCCAGTATTCGTTCGCGCCGCCGCGAACCAATTCCCACCCCTGGCGGCGCAACACCTCGCGCACGTCGCCCCGCTCGTTGAAGTCGTCGCCGGGTCTGCCAGCGCCGGCGGAACCGCCGCGATGGCGTTGCGCGGGCGGGACCGCTTCGTTCAGGGCGCATGCCGCCTCGACCAGGATTGACCGTTCGGCCTCGCTCAGGACCGGCAACTGGTCGAACGATCCCTGCTCCAGTTGGTAGCCCGGTGTCGGCGCGCACAGGAACAGCCCGCCTTCGCCGCGCGTTTCGATCAGCGTGAGCGTCACCTCGAAGCGGTCGCCCACGCGACGTGGCACATGCCGCTTGCCGGCGATGACCATTGGCTCGGCGCTGGTCGCCTCGATGGTGCGCTGGGCCAGCTTACGGTTGCCCGGCACCGGAGCGTCGCAGCGATAGATGGCATGCCTTCCGCCGGATTGAGACCGTTCGATCACCAGCCGCTCGACCAAGGCCGGTGCTTCGCTGGCGACGAGTTCACGCCAGCGGTCGAACAATTCCCCCTCGTGATCGAAATCGATCATCTCCAGGTTGGCCGAAACCGCGCCAGCCAGCACACATACCGGCGCGTCGCTGGCGAACCACGAGTTTACCTGGCGCTCGGTTGGCAACCGGCGCTGGTACTGTTTCCAGCCCGCGAGCGCAGGCCGCTTCTCCGCGAGGATCGCGGGCAGCACACACAAGCCGGCGCGGAGGTATGCGGTCGCGGTATCAATCATGCTCAAAAGGGAATCTCGTCGGGGTCGTAGCCGCAGTAGGGGTCCGACGCGACCGGTTCTGGCAGCGGTCCCAGTTCGTAGTCGGTGATTCGCTCGAACTCGTCACCGGTGACGGTGCGAACAGTAATGCCGTGCGTGGCTGCGACGCCGCCGCCTTGCGCGATCTCCACGGCGCGCTCGGCGGTGTTTGGGACCGGGTCGGGCGAATGCCTGCGCCACCAGGCGACCGCCTTCTGCCGCGCGTAGCCCTCGTGCTCGAAGCAGATCCATTCCGACTTGTACTGATGCCAGCCGACCTTGTAGTCGACGCGCATCGACTTCGGCGCGTCCTCGCTCGCGCCACGCTTCGTATGAACGCTGTAGTACACGTCATCCACGCGGTACTGCGTCGTGGTGACCTGCCCTTTCAAGATGCCGGCCTCGCTGGCCTTCGCATCATGCTTCCGGCGCTCTGGAGGCGGGAACTCGTAACCGCACTGCGGGCAGGTGGCAAACCCGGCAGCAATCACCGCCTGGCATTCGGGGCACTCCTTCGCCGGCGCTTGGCCATCGCCGCGATCCACGGTGGTGATGGTGATGTCATCGACTGGGCCGTGGCGCATGACGTTCCCGCCGAAGTCCAGCACCAGGCAGTTCTGCTTGTCGGGATGCAGGCGAAAGCCGCGGCCGACCATCTGGTAATAAAGGCCGGGCGACATCGTGGGCCGCACCAGCGCCACGCAGTCGATATGCGGCGCATCGAAACCAGTCGTCAGCACATTGACGTTGCAAAGATACTTGAGTTCGCCGCGCCGGAAGCGGCCGAGGATGGCATCACGCTCGCGCGTCGGCGTTTCGCCGGTGACGAAGCCGCACTCGATGCCATGTTGTTCTTTCAGGACGCGAACGATGTGTTCGCCATGTTTGACGCCGGTGGCGAAGATCAAAACTCCCCGGCGGTCGTGGGTGTAGCCCACCGTTTCGCCGCAAGCTGCTTCGACGAGCCGATCCTCGTCCATCAGCGCTTCCATTTCGTCCGCGACAAATTCGCCGGCGCGGACGTGGAGCCGCTCGAAGTCGGCCTTGTTGATCCCCGCCTTGGTGATCAGCGGGCAGAGATAGCCGCCGACAATCAGTTCGCGGACCCCCACCTCGTAGCAGATGTGGTTCAAGAACCCTTCGGGCGTGCAGATCGGTCCAGTCTTCAGGCGGAATGGCGTGGCGGTGAATCCGACAATCCGCAGTTCGGGATTGATCACCTTGGCGTCGGCCAGAAACTGGCGATACATTCCTTCGCCTTCGAGCGGGATCAAATGCGCTTCGTCCACGAGGACCAGGTCGAACGCATCGAGTTCACAGGCCCGCTTGTAGACCGACTGAATGCCGGCCACGATCACCGAATGCGACGTGTCGCGCCGCTTCAGGCCGGCCGAGTAAATGCCGAACTCAACCTCGGGGCAAACGGTGCGCAGCTTATCGGCGATCTGCTCGAGCAGTTCCTTGACGTGGGCCAGGATCAGCACGCGCCCGTTCCAGTGGCCCACGGCGTCTTTGCAGATCGTGGCCATGATCGGCGTCTTGCCGCCCGCCGTCGGCACCACGGCGCACGGGTTGTCGTCCCTGATTCGCAGGTGGTCGTAGACGGCGTCCACGCAATGACGCTGGTAGGGTCGCAGCTGCATCATGATTCCGCCCTCGCGCTGGCGACCTCATCGAAGGTGGGATCGCTGATGACTTCGCCGTTGCGTCGCTTCACTCCACGCTGCTTCTGCAGCTGCTCTTCCGTGATCGGAATGCGAGCGTTGATCTGCGCGCAGCGCTTGCAGATGCGATTGCCGGGGCCCGTTGAATCGAACAGGTTGCCGCACTTCAGGCAGGTGCGTTGTTTGGCTTTCATGTCACCTTCCTTCCAGCCGGCGGATTTCCCGTTCCAGATACCAATGGGCCTTCTTCAGGTCGGCCACTTGGTCTCCCTTCTGCGCCGCGCGGGCGACGTACTTCACGACGTTGCCAAGATGGAAGCCGAGATCCCAAGCCTCGATGGCGTCGATCACTTCGATGGGGCCGACGTTGTAGTGCGGCGGATGGTCGATTCGTTCGAGTGACTCACTCATCGCGGTATGCCTCCACGCGAACAACAACCTTGCCGCCAGGCACGACGTGCTGCCGCTCGACGGTCAGCCGGGAAATCTGCGAGTCGTCGTGATACGCACCGCCATGCGCCAGCGCATCGAGCAATGCTTTTTGCAGGTTGTCGATGTCGCGGCGTCGCCGGTCGGGCGGATGGACCGCGACTTCCACAACCAGCGCCCCGTCGAGCGGCCGGATACCGTGAGCCGCGAGGATCGAGCACACCGCTTGTCGGAATGCTCGACCCCCGCGACTGATGAGCGTCCGTGCTCCCACCCGCCGCCAGTAATGGTTCACCGACGGCGGATACGGTAATTCCAGTTCGATCATTACGAACGCTTCCAGGGAGGCGTGGTCTTGGCCGCGGGCGTGTTGTTGGTCGGCACGCTGGTCGACTCCTTCTTGGAGTAGCCCTTGATCTCGTTGGTGATCTCGCCGGTGTCGCTCCGCTTCTTGCAGCGGACGTGAATCATCAGCGGCAGGTTGTGCAGTTCGACCGAGTCGTTCGGGGCCAGGACGCCGACCGCCCGACAGAGTGCGGACAGCTCGCTCTGGGCGATCTTCCGCGCCGTGTCGTTGGGGTTGTCGAGGTTGAGCCGCGCCCACAAGAGGCGATTCGCGTAAGGCCCCTCGATGACCTGAAACGTGAGTTGCAGGTAGCTGCCGGTGCCGGCCTTCGTCGGCTTCATCTCGGAATCAGTGATCACGGCCAGGTACTTGCCGGCAGGGATCGGTTCGAAGTCGCTCGTCGGTTCCACTTGGTTGGCGTCGAATCCACGAAGATCAGCCATCGGTATCGGTTCCTTGGGGTTGCTGGTTAGAAAGGGCATGAATGAACGCCGGCCACGAGAGCGGCAGTTCGTCGGTGATTCCGTAGCGGTTCTTGGCGACGCACGACGGACCGCCCACGCACCGCAGGATGCGCTCGCCGCCGGCCTTGCCGATCGCGTGCGCGGTCGTGCGCTTGCGGTTAAAACCGGCGTCCTCCGACTGCGTGCGCATCTTCCGCGTGGCGAACAGTACGGCGTCGCACCACTCACTCACCAGGGCCGCCGCATGTTTGTGCAGTCGGGGCGAATAGCGGTCGTAAGGCGACGACTCGGGGTCTTCGAACCGTTCGACCTTCGAGTGCGCGATGAGCAGCACCACCATGCCGCGAGCGTTCCGCAACACGTTGAGCTGGTCGATGATCTCGCGCCAGTACGTCAGGGCGTGGGTGTAACCCTTGCTGTAGCCGCCATCGACTTTCTCGATGGAGTTGACGTTGCTTACGGCGCAGAGCTTGTCCCACACCAGGCGTTCGAGCCAATCGAGCGAATCGATGACCACGCTCTCGTAGTCGTGCTGCTGCGTGCGCAGTTCGCCAAGCGCGCTGAGCACCTCGTCGTAGGTTGCGGCCAGTGGGAATTTGTCGCAGTCGATTTCATCCAGGCCGTCCTCGGTCTGAATGAAGATCGGCTTGGGTGCCTGAGCGCCGAAGGTCGACTTGCCGATACCTTCGACGCCGTACAACAGTACGCGAGGCGGCTTGGCTTGCCGCCCCCGTTGAACTTTCGTGAGCATGCTCATGCAGCGGTCTCCAGCGGTTGATGGGGCCGCGATTGCATGCGTTCAACGCGAAAGGCGTCATCGCCGAATTCGCGCAGGAGCAGGCCGACGAATAGTTGGGCGACCGTTGCGCCCACCTCTTTCGATCCATCCACGAAAATGACCCGCCGCGCGGGCTCGACGTGATAGCCGAAGTCGAGCCGCACACGGGCCATGCCAAACAGCCCTTCGGCGGCGAACGTCGCCAGTTGCAGGGTCATCTCGACTTCGTCCAGCGGGACATGCGGCGAGAAAGAAAAGCGGAACACGCCAACGGTCATGGGTGGTTTCCTTGAAGATTGAATTCGAGTGGCCCTCCCATAGTTACTTATGCCGTTGGCGCGTCCCGCTGCGCGCTTCGCATCAGGTTTTCGTCAAACCCGATTTCTCGAAGTGCTCACGAATGACCGCCATCGCCGCCTCGAGCCGGCGGCGCGAAAGGCCCAGCGCGGCCTCGGTCTCGGTGCGATTGCGATTCAGCAGGGAGCGGCAAACGCCCTGCAATTCCGGCGGCAGGGTGGGTATGACGCTGGCCACGTCGTCGGCCAGTTCGAAGAGCTGCGCATCGGGCAGCGAAGCGCCGCCGGTGCGGCGTTCGAGATCAAGCTGGTTGATCAAGCGAGCCAGCGCTTCCGGCGGACCATCTGGTTGCGGCACCTTGTCCGCCAGCGACTGCACCTCGGCATCGCCGGCAGGATTACGCTTCACGCGGCCCCGCTCGCGCACGAGCATCGCCACGGCGGAATCGATGACGCGAGCGATGAAGGTGTTGAGCGACGCGCGCTCGGGGTCAAAATGCTCGGCCTGGCAAAGCAAATGGACGACCAGATCCTGCTCGACATCCGCCTGGTCGGACCGGCTGAAACCGGGCCGGCGGACGATTTGTTTGGCCTTCACGCGAATCAGCGTCCGCGCGTACTCGGTCACGATCTCTTGGGGATCAAAAGCCTTGGACATGACTGTCTCCTGCCGGAGGCAGCCACCCATGGGCGATCCGTCACTACGCGAAGAAATACTGTGCTGCGGCCAAGCGAGGGGTCGCAGTTACCACACAGTCGCGCTCAACGTCCGCCGGGGTTCGTCCTCTCGGCGGAGGCAAGCCGCCACAACTCGTGTGGCGATGCCACAAAGCTTGTGGCATCTGAAAATCTGCTGATTTCAGGCCGATTAGCCAGCGGTCGCGCGCAGCGCCGCACGCGGACGGCATACATAACCTAGGGGTGGACGTAGCGAACGCTCACCGTCGTTGCTCCCTGGAAATGGATGCCGATTCATGCCTTCTGCGGCTGTTCCTTCCGTTCGCGACCTGACGCCAGAAGAGCGCCGCCGCCAGGTTGCCGCGATCCTTGCCCAAGGGGTCGTCCGTTATCGGCGCACCATCGAGTTGGCCCAGGCTGGCCCTTCGTCCGCACCGCGCAACACAGGCCTTGAGCTTGTCTCGAAAACGAGGCTCTCTGTGTCCGTGGGCCTCGCCGACGCCCGGCGAGCGCCCGATAGCGAGGTGAACGATGGACGAGACGCGTGAAAGCTGCCTTGCCGCGATCTTGGCCCGTGGACTGATGCGCGTTCGGCAACGGGCTGAACGAACGGGCCAACCGTATTCGCAAGGCGACGAACCCCAACCGACCGCTCCCGACCAGGAAGCCGACGACTACTCGTCGGCGGATCATTCGGCGGCGGGCAACCCGCAAGGAGAACAGCCATGAACCCAACCGTGGCAGCCGAGGTGGCTCGGCTCAACGACATGTCCGTGAACCAACTCGCCCAGCGCTTCGAGCAGCTCTTCGGCGAGGAATGCCGCAGTCGGCATCGTCGCTACTTGATACGCCGCATCGCGTGGCGGTTGCAGGCCAACGCCGAAGGCGACCTTACCGAGCGCGCCCGTCAGCGGGCCGAAGAGTTGGCGAGCGACGCAGAGATTCGCGTCACGCCGCCGCGCGAAAGTAAGGCGAAGGACGATGCCGCGCCGTGCGCGACGATCAAGATTGAGCCGCGCCGCGACCCCCGCCTGCCGCCGCCAGGCAACTGGATCGAGCGGGAATACAAAGGGCAGATGATTCGCGTGATGGTGGTCGCGGACGGCTTCGAATACGAAGGAAAGCGTTACCGTTCGCTCACCGCCGTCGCCAAGGTCGTTACCGGCTCACACATCAACGGGTTCATGTTCTTCCGCCTGTGGAGGAAAGCATGAGCCGTAAACGCAAAACTTCCACCGCGCAGGCCATTCGCTGCGCCATCTATACCCGCAAGTCGTGCGAAGAAGGTCTTGAGCTGGAGTTCAATTCCCTCGACGCGCAGCGCGAATCGGGCGAGGCGTTCATCGCCAGCCAACAGCATGAAGGCTGGGTTTGTCTGCCCGACCATTACGACGATGGAGGCTTCTCCGGCGGCAGCATGGACCGGCCGGCGCTCAATCGCCTGTTGGCGGACATCGCCGCCGGCAAGGTCGATTGCGTCGTGGTCTACAAAGTCGACCGGCTCAGCCGTTCGCTGCTCGACTTCGCCCGCATCATGGAGACGTTCGACAAGAACGGCGTCTCCTTCGTGTCGGTGACGCAGCAGTTCAACACGACCCATTCGATGGGCCGGCTGACGCTCAACATCCTATTGTCGTTCGCGCAGTTCGAACGCGAGATCATTGGCGAACGCATCCGCGACAAGATCGCCGCCCAGCGCCGCAAGGGGAAATGGGCAGGCGGCGTGCCGGTGCTGGGGTACGACGTGGACCGCTCCAACCCCAGCCCCAAGTTGGTCGTGAACGCCGAGGAGGCCGTGCGGGTGCGGCGAATCTTCAGCCTGTACCTGGAACTGGGTTCGCTACTGCCGGTGGTCGAGGAACTCAACCGTCGCGGCTGGCGACACAAAACGTGGAAGACCAAGAAGGGACTGCCGCGCGGCGGTCGGGCGTTCGACAAGTGCTCGGTCTACGCGATGCTCACCAATCCGATTTACATCGGTAAGATCAAGCACAAAGCGGACATCTACGACGGCGAGCACGAGCCGCTGGTCGATCCCCTCGTGTTCGAGCAGGTGCAATCCACGCTCCAGAAGCATGGTCGCGGGCGCGGGAACTACCTGCTCAACAAATATGGAGCGCTGCTCAAAGGGCTGATGTTCTGCTCGGCCTGCGGGCAAACGATGGTTCATAACTTCACGGGCAAGGGATCAAAGCGCTACCGCTATTACACCTGCGGCAAGGCGATCAAGAGCGGCTGGAAGTCGTGTCCCACGAAGTCGCTTCCCGCCGGCGAGATCGAGGCGGCCGTTGTAGACCAGATGCGCTGCATCGCGCATGACCCCGGCCTGCGCGACGAAGTGCTGCGGCAGGCCTGCTCGGCGGCAACGGACACACTGGCCGAGTTGGCGACGCAGCAGCGCCAACTCGAATCGCAACTCGCCCGCGACCATACCGAAATCGCCCGTCTTGCCGTCACGCCCGAACCGAGCAGCGCCACCACCGCACGCATCGCCGACTTGCACGAGCGCGTCGCCAGGGCCGAGCAACGGTTGTCCCAAGTCCGCGACCGCGTAGGCGAGGTCCAGCGCCGCCAGATCGACGCGGGCGACGTTGCCGCCGCGTTTGCCGACTTTGACAACGTTTGGAACGAACTCAGCACCCGCGAGCAAACGCAGGTCATTTCCCTGCTGGTCTCCCGCGTCGAGTTCGACCCAAGCGACAGCACGATTTCCATTTCCTTCCATCCCTCGGCCATCAAGGCGCTGGCCGAAGGCAACATCGAGGACGCCGCATGATCACCGTCAAACGCAAGATTGAATTCTCCCGCGCGGCCCGCGGACGCCGCCGCATCACCGCCCCCCAGCCGACGCCTGCGCCGGTGGAGCCCGGCCGCATTCCGCGAATCGCACGCTTGATGGCGCTCGCAATCCGGTTCGAACACTTGCTGCTCACCGGCCAGGTTGCCGACGTGATGGAGCTGGCCCGCCTGGGCCACGTCACCCAGCCGCGAATTTCGCAAATTCTGAACCTGGCCCACCTCGCCCCCGACATCCAAGAGGCGCTTCTTTTTTTGCCCCGCGTCACGGCCGGCAAGCCAACTATCCACGAGAAGATGCTGCGGCCCCTGACGGCCGAAATCGACTGGGACAAGCAGCGGCTGATGTGGTCGCAAATCCTGTCCCAGCAGTAACTTGGATGCGGCTTCAAGTTTTTTCGGATCAAAAGGATTGTGTTGGGCTGACTGCGGGGTTATGATCTGTCCATATTTGGTAAACATGGACACCCCGGTTTGCCCCTCATGCCCAACGAAGCCGACACCTGCCGACGATATGTTGTCCCCCGGCTGCAAGCCGCCGGGTGGGACAACGATCCGTATCGCATCAACGAGCAGGTGACCTTCACCGATGGGCGGATCATCGTCGCCGGCCAGCGCAGTCGCCGGCGTCCAGGCAAGCGGGCCGACTACATCCTCCGCTTTCGTCCCGACTTCGCCATCGCCGTCGTGGAAGCCAAGCCAACCTACGCCACGCCCGGCGAAGGGCTCCAGCAGGCCAAGGACTACGCCGAAATCCTGGGTCTCAAGTTTGCTTACGCGACCAACGGGCACGGCATCGTTGAATTCGACTACACGACCGGACTGGAGCGGGAGATATCTGCGTTTCCGACGCCCGCTGAGCTGTGGGCGCGGCTCACGGCCGATCAGTCGCTCACCTCCGATGCCGCCGAACGATTGTTGTCGCCGGCCTATCATCTCAGCGGTAAGTCGCCTCGCTACTACCAAGAGATCGCGATCAACCGCGCCGTCCAGGCTGTGGCGCAGGGCAACCCGCGTATTCTGCTCACGATGGCCACCGGCACCGGCAAGACGGTCGTCGCGTTTCAGATCTGCTGGAAACTGTGGAACTCTCGCTGGAACCGTGCCGGTGAACACCGCCGGCCGCGCATCCTGTACCTGGCCGATCGCAACATCCTGGTCGATGACCCAATGGCAAAGACGTTCGCCCCGTTTGGCGACGCCCGCTGGAAGATCGCTGGCGGCAGGGCGATTCAAAGCCGAGAGATGTACTTCGCCATTTACCAGTCGATTGCCAGCGACGCGAATCGCCCCGGCCTCTACCGCGAGTTCGCGCCCGACTTCTTCGACCTGATCATCGTGGACGAATGCCATCGCGGCAGCGCTCGCGACGATAGCAACTGGCGCGAAATCCTCGACTACTTCCAGCCGGCCTTCCAGATCGGCATGACCGCCACGCCGCGCCGCCAGGACAACGCCGACACCTACAACTACTTCGGCGATCCCATCTATACTTACAGCCTGCGGCAAGGCATCGAGGACGGATTCCTCGCCCCCTACCGCGTCCACCGCATTGTGACCACCTGGGACGCCGTGGGCTGGCGACCGAGCCAAGGCGACCTCGACCGCTTTGGGCGTGAAATCCCCGATGACGAGTACCACACTGGCGAATTCGAACGGATCGTCTCGCTGCGGGCCAGGACGGAAGCCGGCGCCCACCACCTGACCGAGCACATGCGGCGCACCGATCGGTTCGCCAAGACCATCGTCTTCTGCGTGGATCAGGAGCACGCCGATGAGATGCGGCGGGCGCTCAACAACCTCAATGCCGATCTGGTCCGCGACAACCCCGACTACGTCTGCCGCGTCACCTCCGATGAGGGTGACCTCGGCCGCGGGCATCTGAGTAACTTCCAAGACCTCGAACGCCGCACGCCGGTCATTCTCACCACGTCGCAACTGCTAACCACTGGCGTCGATGCCCCCACGGTCCAGAATATCGTGCTGTTGCGGGTCATCAACTCGATGACCGAGTTCAAGCAGATCATCGGCCGTGGCACGCGGGTGCGCGACGACTACGGCAAACTGTTCTTCAGCATCCTCGACTACACCGGCTCCGCGACTCGGCTGTTCGCCGATCCCGAGTTCGATGGCGAACCTTCCATCGAAACCGAGCAGACGATTGACGACGAAGGCGAGCCGGTCGATGACGAGACGGTAGTAACGCCGGAGGATGAACCGGAAGGTGACGACCCTGAGCCGCTCCCGCCCGACGAGCCAGATGAACCGCGGCGCAAGTTCTACTACGACGGCGGGCAGGTCGAAATCGCCGCCCACCTCGTGTACGAGCTCGATCCCGACGGCAACCAGCTTCGCGTCGTGCAATTCACCGACTACACGGCCGACAAGGTCCGCACCCTCTACCGCAACGCGGCGGAACTGCGCGACGAATGGGCCGACCCCCAGCGCCGCAGCGATATTATCGAGCGACTCGAGGAGCGCGGCATCGACTTCGACCACCTGGCCGAGACCGCCAACCAGCCCGACGCCGATCCGCTCGACCTGATCTGCCACTTGGCATTCAATGCGCCGTTGCGCACGCGGCGCGAGCGCGCCCAGCGCCTGCGCACCGACCGCCGGGATTTCTTCGACCAGTTCGGCCCCGACGCTCGGCAGATCCTCGACGAGCTGCTCGACAAGTACACCGAACACGGCACGGCGCAGTTCGTCATTCCCGACGTGCTGGAAGTGCCGCCCATCAGCGAACACGGCAACGTGATCGAAATCGCTAACCGCTTCGGCGGCGTCGAACAGTTGCGACAGGCAGTCATCCAGCTCCAAACCCTTTTGTATGCGGCCGCCTAGCGCGGTCGATTCGAATATTCCCTAAGGCGCGATCGAGACCAAGATGGCCAAAAAGAAAGCCAAGACGGCTGCAACGAAAGCCCCCAAGCCCAAGAAGTCTGAACAGCCCAAAACGACGGCACAGCAATTGGCAGCGCTCATCAAATCTGCGCGGGACATCATGCGGAAGGACAAGGGGCTCAACGGCGACCTGGATCGCCTTCCCTTGCTCACCTGGATCATGTTCCTGAAATTCCTCGACGACCGCGAGAAGCTGGAAGAAGCTCGCGCGGGCATCGGTGGTAAGAAGTACAAGCCGGCCGTGGAAGCGCCGTACCGCTGGCGCGATTGGGCGGCGACGAAGGATGGGATCACGGGCGACGAGTTGATCGCCTTCGTCAACCAGGAAGAGGCGGTGCGACCCGATGGCAAACGCGGGCCTGGCTTGCTGGCGTACCTGCGGGGGCTGCAATCGACTAACGGGGATCGCCGGCGGGACGTGATCGCCACCGTGTTCGAGGGCGTGAACAACCGGATGCTCTCCGGCTATTTGCTCCGCGACGTGATCAACCTCGTCGATGGCATCCACTTCGATTCGTCGGAGGAGATCCATACGTTGGCCCGGCTGTACGAGTCGATGCTGCGTGAAATGCGCGACGCCGCCGGCGACTCGGGCGAGTTCTATACTCCCCGCCCCGTCATTCAATTCATGGTTGCGGTGACCGATCCCAAGCTGGGCGAAGTCGTGCTCGACCCGGCTTGTGGCACCGGCGGCTTTCTGGCCGAGGCGTTCGCACATTTGGAAAAGCAGTGCAGCAAGGCCCAAGATCGCAAACTGCTCCAAGAGGGAAGCATTCGCGGCGGCGAGGCCAAGCCGCTCCCTTACATGCTGGCGCAAATGAATCTGCTGTTGCACGGGCTCGACGCGCCCGCCATCGAGTACGGCAACAGTCTGGCCGTGAAGATCACCGAGATTGGCGAGAAGGATCGCGTGGATGTGATCCTCACCAATCCACCCTTCGGCGGCGAAGAAGAGGCGGGCATTCGCGGCAACTTCCCCGCCGACAAGCAGACCAGCGAAACAGCCTTGCTCTTTTTGCAACTCATCATGCGCCGGCTGCGCAAGCCCAGCGCCGCCTCACCGACGGGCGGCCGAGCAGCCATCGTCGTGCCGAATGGTACACTCTTTGGCGACGGCGTGGCCGCGCGGATCAAGGAAGAGTTGCTCAAGGAGTACAACCTGCACACGATTGTGCGGCTTCCCAATGGTGTGTTCTCTCCCTATACAGCGATCCCGACAAACTTGCTTTTCTTCGACCGTTCCGGCCCAACGAAGGACATCTGGTACTACGAGGTGCCGCTTCCTGAGGGTCGCAAAAACTACACCAAAACAAAGCCGCTTCAATTCGACGAGTTCGCCGACTGCATCAAGTGGTTCAACGCGAAACGCCGCACGGAAAACGACCATGCCTGGCGTGTGGCCGCCACTGACGTTCTCAAGTACGACGAGTCGGGCTCGCTCGTCTCCTGCAACCTCGACTTGAAGAATCCCAAGCGCGCTGAGGCACTCGAACACTTGCCGCCAGAGCAGTTAGTCGAAGACATTCTGGCGAAAGAGCGCCGAATCATCGAGCTCATGGAAGAAATCAAGGCCGAACTCATGGGGGCCAGCGCATGAGCAGCAACGGATGGCCAATCGTCCCACTCGGCGAATTACTGTCGCCAGTCTGTCGGCCAGTGGCGGTCGATCCGAAAGAGGAATATACGCTTCTTGGGGCCAGATGGTATGCAAGAGGCTTGTACCCCAAAGAACGGAAGCCAGGTAGCGAAATCAAGGCAGCCAAGCTGTACCGGGTGCAGCAAGGAGATTTCGTTTACAACCGCCTTTTCGCATGGAAAGGATCGTTCGCTGTTGCGACGGAGTACAACGACGGCTGCTTCGTATCAAACGAGTTTCCTTGCTTTACGGCAAATAATGAGCGGTTGGACCCTCAATTTCTTTGGTACTACTTCAGTCGTGAATCCGCCTGGAACGACGCGTTGGGGTTAAGTCACGGCGCAACGCCAACCAGTCGCAACCGACTAAAAGAGGAACACTTCTTACGTCTGCAGATTCCCCTGCCTCCTCTGGAGGAGCAATTGCGGATCGTCGCCGGCGTAGATCGGCTTGCCGCCAAGATAGAGGAAGCTCAGCAATTAGTGCGCGATTGCGATACAAGGTCCAACGGCCTCTTGATGGCCGAGTTCCGCCGGATCGCAGACCGCGCGCCTCGGCGGCCCTTGGGCGAAGTCGCTCCGTTGATTCGCCGTCCGGCTGAGATCGATCCCGCGATGGAGTACCCACAGGTCTCTGTCCGCTCGTTTGGCAGGGGCACGTTCCATAACCCCCCCTTGCTTGGCAATGAAATCACGTGGCAAAAGCCATACCTCGTGAAGTGCGGAGACATTCTCGTTAGCAACATAAAGGCATGGGAAGGCGCGATTGCCGTCGCCGGCCCTGACGACGATGGCCGCTACGGGTCACACCGGTATCTGACGTTCGTTCCCGTTGGTGGCGTGGCGACGGCGCATTTCTTGTGTTTCTACCTGCTTAGTCCCGAGGGCCTTTACCATGTCGGCGAGGCGTCGCCCGGCAGCGCGGACCGCAACCGGACATTGAGTTCTAAGAAGATGCTCGACATCTGCGTACCTGTACCGGCGATCGAGTCGCAGCGGCAATTCGATCGCTTACTTTTGAAGATGATATCTGTTCGGACCACGCGGGCAGAGGCATCGCGAGCCCGCGATGCCCTAATCCCCGCAATCCTCGAACGCGCTTTTCAGGGAGGTCTGTGATTCGATGTTCGATAAGCTGCTCAGGGAACTGAAAAAGTTGGAACGCGGGGTTCGGGTGCCAATCCACATTCCCCTGGATGAGAACGGTCACATGGATCGGCGCTGTCCATCCGGTGATTGCCAGGGCGAATTCAAGGTCGTATTCGACGACTGGCGCGACAAAGTTCAGGACGAAGTCGTGTACTGTCCATTCTGTCGGCACGAGGCACCAGCAACAGAATGGAACACCGACGCACAGCAGGAGTACATACAGCGAGCTGCGATGGCTCATCTGAAGAAAGTCGTGAACAACGCAATGAGGGAAGACGCTCGATCCTTCAATGCCCGTCAGCCGCGAGGCGGATTGATCTCGATGTCGATGCAAATCAAGCCAAGCGGCGCGACGATATTGATTCCACCAGATGCCGCAGACGAAATGCGCCAGCAATTCACCTGCGAATCGTGCGCGTGCAGGTATAGTTCGATCGGCGCTTCATTCTTTTGTCCGGCATGTGGCAGCAATAGCGCGAAGTCAACATTCGCCGCAGCGGTTGAAGGGGTGCGGGCAACAGTCACGCATCTTCCACGCATAAAGGCGACTGTTGAGTCGGTCGCCGGAAAGGACGCGGCTGCAGATACGGGGCGACAAGTGTTGGAAAACGGGCTTGTGAAGTTGGTGGCCTCGTTTCAGCGTTTTGCAGAAGCTGTCTTCGTAAGCCTGCCCAGTGCCGCGAGCATTAAAATTCGACGCAACTTGTTCCAGAATCTCACCGAATCAACCGTTGCCTGGAAGTCTGCGACAGGTAACGGGTACGAAGACGTTCTTTCGGTGGTCGAACTGGCCGAACTGGGTGTGTTTTTCCAGCAGAGGCATCTTCTGAGCCACTGCGAGGGAATCGTCGACCAACAGTACATCGACCGGTCTTTGGACCGAAGCTACAACGTCGGTCAGCGCTTAGTCATCAGAGAAAGCGCAGTGCTGCGCCTAGCCGACCTTGTTGAGAAGCTGGCAGGCGGGATAGCGGCGGGCAAGCCAACGTCCACCTCTTAGTGCAAGAAATACACTTCGGGCGATTACGCTCGTTGACAGAAAGATAAATCCGAATATGACAAAAAGCCGTCCTCAAAGGTTCGGTGAGGTTCTTCGCGAGAAGCGAATGGAGAAGGGATTCAGCTTGCGCAAGTTCGCCCAGTTGGTCGGGGTCAGCCCGACCTACCTTTCGCAGGTCGAGCAGTCGAATGTCGATCCGCCGACCGCCGATCGCGTGCGGCGTATGGCCGAGATTCTTGGTGAAGACGTGGACGAGTTGAGCGCCCTGGCCGGCCGCCTTAGCGAGGACTTGCCAGAGATCATCCGTGAGGAGCCCAAGGGGGTGCCGGATTTGCTGCGCGCCGTGCGCGGCATGACCGCCGATCAACTGCGCCGAGTGCGGGAGGAAGCCGAACGCATCAAGCGAGACGAGGAGAACTGACGCACATGGCCCGACGCTCCTTCAAACCGGAATCGACGCCGCGCTACATGCAGCCGCAAGACTTCGAAACCGAAGTGACGGTGCTGCTGGCCGAATACGGCAAGGATCATGGCGTCGTGACCGCGCCGCCCATTCCCATCGACGACATCGTGGAGGAATACCTGAAGATCACGGTCGAGTTCCGTGACTTACGGGCCGAGTATCCCGAAGGGGACGTGCTGGGCGGCATCTACTTTCAGGAGAAGAAGATCGCCATCGACCTGAGCCTGGTGCCCGAGGACTTCCCCGCCATGCGCGGCCGCTACCGCTTCACGCTCGCACACGAGCTTGGGCACTGGCGCTTGCACCGGCATTTGTATCTGCGCCGCGCCGGCGAGCGAGCGCTGCTATCGAACCTGCCGGCCCGACCCGACCACGTTCTGCGCTCCGGCGACAGCGACCGAAAGGAAATACAAGCCAATCGCTTTGCCGCCTGCCTGCTGATGCCGCGTGAGATGGTCAAACGTGCCTGGCACGAATGGCGCGGCAGCATGGACCCGATCTACCTCGACGACCTCAACGCCCGTCGCCAGCAAATCCTGACGGCCGAAGTTCTGCGGCGGGGCGGATTCAAGTCGGGCGACGATGCTGAAGAAAATATGCTTCTGGAACATGCGGCTCGACCGTTGGCCGAGACGTTCGAAGTCTCGCCCGACGCAATGCGGATTCGGCTGGAGGGAATGCAACTCTTGCTGCGAAAGAAGGAACCCTCGCTGTTCGAGTGAACGGCGTATTTTTTTTGACACGGCGTTTACTGTTCAGCGTACAGTCACGCCCAATTATGGGAGGCAGAAGATGGCCACTCAGGCGAAAGCAGCTTCATTCACCAAGGATGAGCAGGCACTGATCATTGCTGACCTGTTGACCCTGAAGAAGAAGCAAATCGGCGAGTTCCTGGCTAGCGTCGGCCTGGCGCGGTCGGGGACCAAGGAGGAACTTCGAGAGCGCATCGAAGAGGCGCTGGACGACGGCTCCTTATCGCTGCCCCGAATCGTGGAGTTTCTGGATAGCGTGATTCCTTGGGGCAAGCAGCACGTTTACCTCTTCAAGGGGCCGACGTCCTCGATTGCCAACTGGCGCAAAGAGGCATGGGTCGAGCAACTGCTCAAGAAGCATCGGCTTGCGAAGTATCTGAATGCCAACCTGCCGATCGTCCTGCCCGACAAGATGAAGGTGTCCTCGATCCAGCACGATCCGCGCCGCCTGCGAATCACCGCGATCAAGCGGCGCGACTGGTGGGAACGCGACGAAGACTATGACGACTCTTCGACCACCGAAGAGGGCGATGACATTGAACTGCGTGCGTTCGTGCATCGCGTCACGCGGAGCCTCGTGGCGTTCGAATGGGACTTGGTCGCCAACACCGCCTTCCTGCAAATCTCTCAGCTCCCGACCGGGTTTGACTACGACGATGTGGCCGACGAGTTTTTTGAACTGATCGAGGGCTGGCTTGATCGCTCGCTGTTTACGCCTTGCGATCTGCGCCCGCCAATCACCCAGCTGCATGCGCTGGAGGAATCGGGTGCGGGCGAAACCCGCTCGCACGGGATCGATTACCGCACCCTGCAGGGCCGGCGCTTCGGGGGCAAGAGCGCCTCGGCCGCCGATCCGCTGCTTGGCGAAGCGAGCATCGATGCCGCAATGCGTGCGATCCGCAAGGCGGGGGTTGGGCATCTCGGCAACTTTTATTGGGTGCCGACCAATGGAACGGGGCCGGTCCCTTGCCCGTTTGAGTCCGATATTCATGTGATCCTCGTAGGGTCCAAGAATCGGATCAATTTCCCGACGCCGAATAACGAGGAGACAGTGCGCTATGTACTTTCACGAATCCGAAGCCATTGCGCGTGAGCACCGGGATTTGCAGGCAGCGATGGAGCGGGTCGATGAAATGCTCGCGACCATCTTCACGGCCTCGCCCTTACGCCCGGCGGATTTCGCGTGCCGACTGGAAACCGACGCCAACCAGGTGGTCGCCATCTTCGATCTCCTGGTTGAGCGGGAGGTGTTGCTCGCTCAGGAAATGATGGAGTGCCAGCGCTGCCAGAACCTGATGCCCGCCAGCGAACTACGGGAGGCGTGGGACGATGGCGACGACTGCGATTGCTCCAGTTGCGGCAGAATATTACGTCGGCGATCGCCGGTGACCTATATCTACCGCATGACCGCGGAGACGCTCGCCAGGCCCAAGCCCGCCGTGCCGACGGAAGATATCGAAGCAGCGCTGCGGGAACTCGACCAATCCCCGAGCGTCTTTCGCCGCCTGGGGCAGGTGTGGGTGATCAAATACGAACGCGCGTTGATCCTGATGGAAGACGCCCGCGGGCTGTCCTACCTCGCGCGGCTACTCGCGGACCCCGGCCGGATCGTTCCCGCGGCGTCCCTGCTGGCGGCCGTTGCTGGCATCGACCCGCGAATCACGACCGGCACATCGGGACGGTTGCTCGACGACCAAGCGATAGCCAAGTACAAACAGCGATACATGGAATTACAAGAGGAACTGCAAGAAGCGGAAGGCAGCAACGATCTGGGGCGTATCGACCAATTGCAGTCGGAGATGGATGCCTTTGCGACTGAAATCGCGAGAGCGACGGGCCTCGGCGGCAAGAGACGCGAACGCACTGATTCAGAGAAAATTCGCAAGGCGGTCTCAATGGCGGTCAGCCGCGCCATCGACAGCATTCGCAATGAACATGCCGTCCTCGGCCGGCATCTGCAAAATTCGATTTCACCCGGCCTGATATTCCGGTACGAACCAGAACGAGATCCTCGTTGGTTGACGTGATCGCCGGCGATCCTACGACAACAGCAAAAAGAATCCTTCGGTACAAAGGGCGAGCATGAGCGAGCAAACCATTCAAAGCCATGACATTAAGGTTGCCGACCTTTTTCAGGCGTTCTACGTGGTGCCCGACTACCAGCGGGAATACGTATGGGAAACAGATCAGGTCGAGCAGTTGCTGACCGACATCAACGCGGAACTCGCTGGCGCGGACCCCGCCAAGGCTCCCGAGTACTTCATCGGCAGCATCGTCGTCTGCCCAGGGACAAATGGTGTCCTTGACGTAATCGATGGACAGCAGCGGCTAACAACCATCTTCGTGACATTGTGCGCTATACGCGACCGCCTCAAGGAATTGAAGCAGTCGCCGCCAGGGGCGCTGGGACCGCAGATCGCCGCCACATCGACCGATGCGGCCGGCAACGATCACTTTCGCTACCGGCTCGACCTGCAATATGAGGATAGCGGCGATGTGCTGGTCCGAATCGCGGACGGAAAGCCTGGGATCGATGGGCAGGCCAAGACGCGATCTATTTCCAACATCGTCAATGCCTACGAGGTGACGCTGACGTTCCTGCGCCGCGAGTTTGGCGAAGACGCTGCGACGCTGCGCGCGTTCTACGGCTACCTGACCAACAAGGTGAAGTTGATCCGCATCCAGACCGAGGATGTCGCCAAGGCGTTGAAGATCTTCGAGACGATCAACGACCGCGGTGTTGGACTCGACGCGATGGACCTTTTGAAGAACCTGCTCTTCATGAAGGCCAGCCGCCCGCAGTTCGACAAGCTGAAGAATATTTGGAAGAAGATGCAGGACACGATCTATGACATGGGCGAAAAGCCCCTGCGGTTCCTGCGCTACTTCATTTTCAGCCGCTATGACGTTGAGCTCCTGCGCGAAGACGAGATTTACGGCTGGTTCGCCAAGAACGAAAAGGTCTGCCGCTATGGGAGCGATCCCCTAGCGTTCGCCAAAGAGTTGCTGGACGCTGCAGAAGCGTACCGGCACTTCCTTGACGGCTGCGATCATCTGGGAAAAAAGAATCGCTACCTGGAAAACCTGCAATTGCTGGGAGGCAAAGCGGCGCGGCAACACCTGATCCTGCTGCTGGCTGGTCGGCATCTTTCGGGAGAGCATTTCGACCGCTTGGCGAAAGAGGTGGAAAACTTGTTTTTCGTATATGTAATTACTCGCGAGGCGACGCGCGAGTTCGAGCGGAAGTTTGCACGCTGGGCAGTCGACCTGCGGAAGGCCAAGTCCGCCGAAGAGTTGGAAGCGTTCATCAGCAAGAGCTTCGCACCGGCGCGAGCAGACTTCGCTGCAAGATTCGATGACGCATTCCGGCGACTGTATGCGGGTTCCGTGCAGCAATACCGCTTGCGTTATATCCTCGCCAAGTTGACGCAGCATGTGGAATTGGCGGCCTATGGCGAGACTGAAGGAACAAAGTGGCTCGGCAAGTACACCAGCGGTGGCTACGAGATCGAGCACATTTATCCTCAAACGCCTGGCAACGATGCCAAGCAGGAGTTCGGCGCGGCGACCGATGTGAACGCCGTTGACCGTTTGGGAAACCTCGTGCTCGTCGAGAAATCGATCAATGCGTCACTTGGCAATCGGCCGTTCTCGCAGAAAAAGGGCGTCTACCCACAGTCGCAGTTGCTCTTCACTCGCGCGGTCGCGGAACGGCCCAAAGTCGGCACGAACACGAAGATCGATGCCGCTGTCGCGGGGATTGAGCCGTTCGCGGAATGGAACGAGCAGAATTTGACGAAGCGACAAGACATGATTCGCAGCTTGGCCCGGTCGATCTGGAACGTACCCGCCCCAGCAGGAGGCTAAAACGGCCTTGCCACGGTGCGGCGACCTACTCGACCGAGCCGAGACTTTGGGCTGTTTCGCACCCGAAATACGCGGCGAAGCGAGGGTAATCCCGCGCCAATCATTACCGTCTCTTCTCGGCGGGATAAACCGATTTTGGCGGACTGGACAGGAGTGCGGCCCCCGCAACTTGTTTTGACGGTAGC